TGAAAAAAATTGTACCATTACAGGATATGACACGCAAAGAGGTCATTGGAGGTGGAATGATGATTTCAGTAGTAGAGAATGGATAGCCGCTGAAAATAATGGTAATGTTGAGGAGGACAGAAAAAAATGTAAAACAATACATTATGAAACCCCTAACAATTCACAGGGTGGTGTTCCATTATTTTGTAGGCAACAATGTTTGTATCATTTTATTGCATATCATTATCCTACAATTTCAAATCTACCTAACATTGTAGATAAATAATTAATCGTGAAAGGAGTATAAAATGAAGAATGATTTACGATTGAATAATGACTACCGAAAGTCTTTGATTAAAGATTTTCGTAAACACGCAGAACAGGAGGACAATCCTCATAAAGACGCATACTTGCACTCAATAGAAGATTTTGATGTGATGATTACTAATGCGTTTAAAACTGCAACGAAAGTTGTAGAGAGAGCATTTATTCCTAGTGATGTGGCTCAATTAAGACAATTACAAAGTAAATATTCTACTGTTGATAGTGTTGCTACTGACAGTTGTTTTTATTTTAAAGTAATTGATAACGAAAATACTAATTGGCAAGATACTGCCAAGAGGGATTATGGTTATACTTATGATGAGGAACAAGACCTTTACCCTGAAAAACATTTCAGCTTTGAGTTAGATGGAAACTATTCAGGGGATAGGTATAGTTATGAGAGGAATAAATTTATGTACTCTTATTATCGTGATGAACTACTTGGTTTAGGATTTAATCCTGACATTTTAGATATAAATGAATGCAAAAACTTCATAAAATACACAAAAGAAAATACAGCGA